GAGCAGCTCGTGTGCCGGATATTTACAGGCTTTGATCACAAATTGCCAACAGCGCGCTAGGCGTGCTTTACGAAGATGCAAAAGGACACATTGGTTACGCCGCTAGCACACACTGACAGGATTACCTAGCCGCTAACGGATACACCACGCTTGATGCCAATGGCACAGGGCTAAGAAATATCGCCGTTAGATTAAATGGCAGCACAATAATTGCAACTAATACTGCATGGAATACAAGCGCATCAGGCAACGCAGGCGCAACAATTATCAGAGCCTATGTCTTTGCAGAAAATGATTATATTGAACTAAGGGCTTTTCAAAGCTCCGGTGGAACTTTATCCTTGCTTGGTGGAACTTCTGCTAACCAATTCTTTATGTATTACTTAGGAGCGTAATTATGTTGTGTACAAAACCAACGAATCTTAATGGTGCTGAACTTATTGCAGAATTGTCTGCGGTTGGAGTTATAGTCGAAAGAATTGTGCTTGAAGGCAATGGACAACTATCAGTGCCAATCGCAACTAAAGATGAAGCAAAAGCGGCTGCGGTAATTGCTGCTCATAACGGCTCAACAATTGCGCCTGAATTATCAATTGATGACAAACTGGCATCGGTTGGATTATCTTTGACAGATTTGAAATCTGCCTTGGGTATCGCATGACATATCCACAAGGCACGGCAGCACTTGCAATTAGCATTGCTTTAGGTGAGCAAGGTGTAATTGAAGAACCGGAAAACATTACAAAGTACGGCAAATTTATGAAGGCTGACGGTTTGCCTTGGTGTGGATCGTTCTGCAACTGGGTACTGGCACAGGCCGGAGTAAAGAATCACAGCGTGGTTGGCACAGCTGCTGGAGCGCATAAATTTAAAGAAATGGCTCGATGGTTTGATGAGCCTATACGGGGCGATCTAGCGTTTATGGACTTTCCGCATGATGGCATTGATCGGATTAGTCACGTTGGCATTGTGGTCGGACGCGATGGCAACAACATTTTGGTAGTCGAGGGCAATACATCACGTGGCGGGGATCAACGCAACGGCGGCATGGTATTGCTTAAGGTACGTACAACTGATGTCATCGTAGGATATGGCAGGCCAAAGTACGTGCCCTATAAAGGTGAGTATCCATTGGTCGAAGTAGCAGCACCACCAAAAAAGGCAAAGTTACTGAAAGGTAAAAAATGAAAGAATTTAAGAAAATAGCAGCATCGTATGGTCGTTCATTTTTGGCTTCATGCTTAGCCGTTTATTTGGCAGGCGTAACTGATCCAAAAGCTATACTCGGGGCAGGGTTAGCAGCTGTATTGCCACCATTGTTACGCTGGTTAAATCCAGATGACACAGGGTTTGGGGTCAAGGGGAAGTGACACCAACAGAGTGGACAGTGGTAATCACTGGCATCATTACAGTGATTACTGCTGTCTATTCAATGATGCGCTACATGGTCAAATCCATTATGCGTGAGTTTGCTCCTAACGGCGGCTCAAGCCTCAAAGATCAAGTCAATAGAATCGAAGCTCGATTGGATGCGCTTTACGACAAATTGCTTGACTAGCCATTAAAATTAGGCTATGCCAAAACCGAGGCAAAAAAAGGTCATTGACCTTGACACCTACGCAGCTTTAGACGCTTATGCCATTTGCCTGCACGAATATTACGGCAGTTTACGCCGCGCAGGATTTGCAGCCGATATTGCCTTGTCAATGATCCAAGATAAATTGTCATATCCGGATTGGATATTGCCGTCAATCCCTAACAAAATCGACAACATCCCCTATGAAGATGATGAGGATTGATGAAGCGCATAGTTATTGTCAGTGACATGCAAATCCCGTTCCACGATACAAAGGCCGTTGCCAACCTTGTTGCCTTTATCAGAGAGTTTAAGCCCGATGATGTAGTAACTATTGGCGATGAGATAGATTTCAATACGCTTAGCCGCTTTGCAGAAGGCACGCCGGAAGCTTATGAGCAAACCCTGGGCGCAGATCGAGATACAGCTGTGCAAGTGCTAAAAGATTTACAGGTCACGCACATGGTCAGGTCAAACCATAGTGACCGCATGTACACACAAATCATGCGCAAAATCCCATCATTTTTGTCATTACCGGAATTGCGTTTTGAGCGATTTATGAAGCTGGATGAGCTAGGAATTAAGTTCCACAAAAAACCATTTGCCATTGCACCTAACTGGTTGGCAGTGCATGGCGATCACACGCCTATTAAGTCACAAGGCGGGTTGTCGGCCTTAGAAGCTGCACGCCGTTATGGTCGAAATGTTATATCCGGTCACACGCATCGCATGGGCAGATCATCATTTACAGAAGCATTTGGCGGTAAACAAGGCCGCGTTCTACATGGCGTTGAAGTGGGTAATTTAATGTGTCTCGCAAAGGCTGGCTATATGAAAGGGTACGCCAACTGGCAGACCGGATTTGGCATTATGTACGTTGATGGCAACCATGTATCGGTGGACTTAATTTACATGGAAAAGGATGCCAGCTTCATTGTGGCAGGCAAACGTTATGGATGACTTTAAGATAGACATTGTGCGATCCATCGATGACGCGGTGGACGCAGTGCTTGACGCTGGATTTGCTACTCGACACGCCGAAATTTGAGCGTAATCCTTGACCTTGTCACCCTCTTGCCTCACGCTTATGGCAGGGAGCGAAACCAAGTAGCGCCCTGAACGGGAGCAAAAATGTACAGCTTAGGTGAATTAGTAATATGGACGCTTTTAGGCGTTGGCATTGGATTTACTTTTGCCTACACGCTAGGCCGCAAAGATGGCTTACGTGAGGGCATTGCAATTGGATGGCGCAGAGCTACAAGCGTTAGATTGACACAGGATCGATAATGGGATTTCTAGATAACTACGAGACAGTCAATCAAAAAGTCCAACGCCTGCACGCTACTTATCCAACCAACCGGATTGAAACCAACATTATTGACTGGAATCCTGAAAAGGGTTACATCATGATTGAGTGCCGCATTTATCGAAATTACGATGATGACAAGCCAGCAGCTATTGATTACGCGCATGGCATGGTTGGGGCTTACAACGTGCAGATGAAACGTTGGTATGTCGAGGACACAGTCAGCAGCGCGATTGGTCGATGTGCCAGCGTAGTTTTAGGCGTGGACAATAAAGCATCGCGCGAAAGCATGGAGCAGGTCGAGACCTTGCCAAAAGCATTTGTCGAGGATGATCCTTGGGCTAAACCTATTTGGGATGAGTCAGGATTTACCACTGCAAAACAAGCTGTAGAAGCAATTGCAGATCAACTAGGTGGCGAGTTAATGTCAGAAGCCCCTATCTGTAAGCATGGTCACATGTTGCTGAAAGAAGGCACATCTGCCAAAACAGGCCAGCCGTATCGGGGCTATGTCTGCACAGAAAAAACAAAAGCAAATCAATGTCCGGCCTTGTGGCTCACGCTTACAAGCGACGGCAAATGGAAGGAGCGCATTTGATGAGTGGCTTACACATGCAGATGCCCGACGGACGCAAAATCACCATCGAGGTTGATGGCACGATTATCAGTGATCAGGATGAGATACCGGTGGAATATTGCGATGGTTGTCAAAACTATCGACCAACCACATTTGGTAAATACATCGCAAATCAAGGGTTGTCGATGATTTGGCTATGTCAGGCATGTAAATGATACGTGTTGATCTTGATGATGAAACACAAATAGCCGTCACCATATTTGGCCTTATTCGGGCTATTAACTACACCGAGCAATGGCAAGGTAAGTGGGCTAAACCCAACTATCAGACCGCAAAACAGCAGATTAATTTTCCACAACTTGTGGATCAACAGAGCGATGCGCTGGGTGCAGAAGTAGCAGTTGCCAAATACTTTAAGCAGCCGATTGATTTGGCTAACCTAAACTACAAAACAAAGGCAGATGTAGGCCACAACATCGAGGTAAAGCACACCAAATGGAAAGATGGATCACTGATATTGCGCGATCATGACCGGAAAGAGGACATTGCCATATTGGTTACAGGATCAATGCCTAGATATTTCCTTTGTGGCTGGATACCGATAGCAGTCGCACGCAGGCCATCACAGAAGCGCAACGATGGAGCATGGTGGATAGGCCAGCAGGATTTACATCCCATGGGCAATCTTGTTAGGTCAATGTATGCAAATCAGCTATAACTGCCGCGTTGAAAAAAAAGTAACAACGCAGACAATATGCAAAGTAACCGATAACCTGCCGCCTTACATCGAGGTTGTGCAGTGTAATAGTTGTGGCGTATTGACTATTGCTGCATTAGATAAGGAGACGGCCTACGATGCCCCACAAATATAGATGCGGAATATGTGCCGCTACTAAAACAATCGATGGTGCAAAAGGTGAGGTTTACCTTGTGCCACATTGTGATCGATGTACATTGATGATGCACCTAGTACCGGAAGATTGGGAGCATTACACAGATGACACCGATATATGAGTTTAAATGCCCTGTATGCAGCACAAGTGCAGAGGTCAAAGCTGCCGTTGATGAGTCCATTGTCTATCCATCTTGTGCATATTGCCTGATTACTATGGATCGTGTGTGGACATCTCCGCCTGCACACTTTAAAGGAACTGGATGGGGTAAAGATTGATGCCTGTGGATAACCTGTGGATAACACGCCGAGACAACGCTAAAAAATCTGTGGATAACGCAACCTATTTGACAGGCTTGCTACCATCCAGCTCCGCAAGCGAGCGCGTGTGCGCGTGTAGCTCGCTAAGGAGACTGGTGGTTTGGGGAGTGCTATGCCTATTTGTAGGCTCGCTATCTTTACAGATGCAACCCGCACAAGCTAATACGATTGATCATTACAAGCTATATGCACATTCTAGGATTATTGAATGGAATGAGTTTATGTGCTTCAAAGACATCATTACAAAAGAAAATAGAAAATGGGATGTGAGGGCAAAGAACGGCAGCCACTACGGACTAGGGCAAATGCGATCTAATTGGTATCGCAATCTTGATGGATACCGACAAATTGATGCGTCAATTAAATATATTTATAGTCGTTATGGATCGATGTGCAAAGCGTGGTCATTTCATCAAAGCAGAAATTATTATTGATGGCTAGTGCATTACGAGATAACGGAAGCACATCGAAGTGGCGCAAGATTAGGCAGCGCATCGTTGAACGGGATGGTGGTGTGTGCCAAATGTGCGGCATGGAAGGCGATAGCGTGGATCACATAGTGCCACGATCACAAGGCGGTACAGACGAGGAATATAACTTGCATATTGTCTGCGTTGTTACTTTTTTTTCAACGCGGCAGTTATAGCTGATTTGCATACATTGACCTAACAAGATTGCCCATGGGATGTAAATCCTGCTGGCCTATCCA